AAAGGTACACAAAGCACGTCAATTTAACATTTCCCAACGCATTTTTAACAGTTGCTAACACACTTTGGCACGCTTTTTGTTCTGTGCCACAATTACGATTATTTAACACACCGTTTAACACGATTTAACACATTTAACACACTGTTAACACTGTTAAACTTTCATAAAAACGAGGTTGCAAATGTTTCACGTGAAACGGTAGTAACTAAATGTTTCACGTGGAACAAAAGATGGTATACGTTAAAAAGATTTAAATTTAAATTTTTACACTATTTAACAAAAATAATTTGGTAGTTTCGTGAAAAAGTCGTACCTTTGCAGCAGAAAATTTTAAGTTGAACATTTTAAATTAGGTATTTATGGCAAAGTATAAAATTACATTGGATTTCGAAACCGTTATATCTGTTAACGGTACACGTGTAAAAAGTGAAACAACACGTAACACACAAATCGTTGAGGGTGTTTTTGCAGACGTTGCAAAGGTTATGTATGAGCACGAAATAAACTGCATCAAGCATAACAGTTTACCAAATGTGGACAAAGACGTTTGCACTATCTTTGAATCAAAAGATAGTTTACAGTACATAAACGAATATGGCTGCTGCGTTACAAGTATTTGTAATAAGTTAGGCAAAGGTGTTAGTTCATTCTTTCAGCTTATTCAGACAACTGAAAGAATTGGATAAATGTTTAACCGCCCGTGACTTGTTCGCGGGCACAAATTAATTATATGGGTTGCACTTATTTTAGAATCACTATTAAGAGTGATACAGTTAGTACTGTTTATATGGTACGTTCTGATAAGGTTAGCGAGTTCTTTAACAACAAAATAGACTATCTTTCAGGTGATTGCTCCATCACCGTAAAAGGTCGTTTTCCAACGCATAAAGATACTCGTAAATGGTTTGTAGTTTCACCAAATAATAAATAGATATGAAGAAAATCAAGTATTTTAAGTTAGCAGAATTTATTAATTCAGCAACCGCAAAACGTTTGGGAATTGATAACACGCCATCTTTTGATGTAGTGGACAACTTAAACCGTTTAGCAGATTACCTGGACGGCATTCGTGAAAAGCTAGGCATACCGATTTTAGTTTCTAGCGGTTACCGTTGCCATATGTTGAATAAAGCGGTTGGTGGTGTTGCTAACAGTCAACATTTGAAGGGTTTGGCTGCCGATTTAATTTGCGCTGATATGGAATCTTTAGAAAAGGTTCTGTTAGAAACTGGCGGTTACGACCAGCTTATAAAAGAACACCGCAAAGGTTCTAACAGTTTTTGGTATCACGTTTCCATTTGCCCACGTAATGGCAAACCCCGTAACCAAATTATTATGAATTTGGAAAAGAAATAAGAAGGAGCGGTAAATTTACCGCTCTTTTTTCTTTTATAAATATACGCCCGTTTCAAGCTGCGAAATAATTTCGTTATATTCGTCAACTAGCAAATTAACCGTGTTTAAATCCACGTTTTCAAATTTAGCATACCCCGTTACGTTACCGATAGTTACGTTTTCTTGCGTGTTATTAATTGTGGTATTTATTGAATCAGTATAATTTAAAATTATATATGGTTCAATTCCCATTAAAATTTGTTCGTTCCATACATCACCACCGATTTCATAGATATTGCTATTTGTACCCGTAAATAACACATCGCTAGACGCAACAATATTTTGTGTGTCACAAATAACACCGTTGCACGTCAATATAGATACACCGTTTCCTGTTAGGGCATTAATTTTCATTTTCAAATTAACCGTTTTACCGATTAAATAATTGTCCAAAGTAACAACACCTGCAAACGGTATGAAAATACTCAAATTACTAGTGTTAAAATCGTTTGAGTTACCATTAATTAACGGTATTTCAACATCACCAAAATTTATTTCGTACACATCTTTAGGCAAATCGGAGCATCTTATGCCCGTATTGTAGTTACCACACCTTATAACGTCAGTTAAATTAGAATCTATAGGCAAATAAATTCTTTTTATTCTGTTTACATATTCGCCTAAATCTATATCGTAACTGAAACTAATTGCACCACTTGTGGACTCTGCGAAATATCTCTTATTTGAAAAGGTATTTAGTATATTCATATCCACTATATAGGCATTAATAGCACCATAATTAATAACGGTTGTTTCCGTTTGTGCATCGCCATATATCGTTATATCGTAATTTGGAATAACTACAGAATCCAAAACCGCTTTTTTCTTATCTGCTGATACTGTAAATGATTTAGTCGTTCTATTACCATCGTTATCAACATAAGTTAAATTAGGCACGTAATCTTTAAATAACGCGCCATCTTTAGCGGTCAAAACGAAACTAAAAGTTTTTCCAACTTCCAATTTTGGTGCAGTAATATTGGATGTGCAATTAGTTAAATTATAAGTAACATTAATCTCTTTAACGGTTGTATCTTGCCCCTTTGTTATTGCTTGAATATATAAACTTTTGTCGTACTCAGTTGTTATATAACTGATATGCGCTTTAGTGTTGTTTTCAGTCAAAACAAAGTTTTCACTTTTTAAAGTTATTGCCTTTGTTATTTTCAAAACAACTTCGGGCACAAACTCAAATCCCGTATTTGCTAACAACGTTACATTTAACGTTTCCCCTGCTTTTATTTCAGTTTGTTTTGTTCCCTCAACTGTATAATTTGAGTCGTTGTTGTAAGTGATAGGTATCACCAAATAATCTATAGTTATATTATCATTGCTTGTGTCAAATGTAACCGTACCTGTACCGTTAGAAAAAGTTATCTCATTAGAATTAACTTTTCCGTCATCGTCAACGTAATAAACGAAAACCTTTTTATCTGTTTCTAAATTTTTTAAGGTCAAAACAAATCTGCTAGGACTTTTTTGTTCATAACTAACAGCACCTCCAACGTTATTTGTTATATTTAAAGTTCTAATAGTTATGTTTTCATCTCTAATAGCTTTAGCAATTAACGAAAACGGTTCACTATTTGAAGTTCCGACACTTAATTCCATATGATAGCCAGTGTTATTATCAGTCAGCCACGCACCAGCACCCAACGTAAATTTATAGGGGGTTAAAACACCATCTCTTTTTCTTAAAAACGTTGGAGTATCATTAGTGAAAACGTAACCATAATCGGAATCTATGTACCAATTATTTGTTTCACCTACATTTACTTTTGTTGATGTATTTTTACGGAAATGGCAATTTGTAAAATTACCTTGTAAATCATATATAGCCATAATTAAATATTTCCTTTTAAAGTAATCATAACAATCGTACCAGTTTCGTTTAATAACCCATTATTAGGGAAATTAATTTTCTTTGTTTTCGGTCTAACATCATAAATATTTGTTCTGTTAGAAACAAATTTATTAATGTTGTTTCCCATTGCCAACGTTGCGCTACAACCCAAAATCTTTTCTTTGTAGGTTTGTAAAACGTCAACACGCAAACGCACCGTACAAATATCACCATTTTGTTCTATTTCAGAAACAAAATAATAACGGTTTAAACTTTCAATATAAACATAATTAAACGTTACAGGTGTGCGAGTTCTGAAACGAATAATAGGGTTTAACACGTTAAATGTCATATTGAGCACACCAGTATATTCGTTGTTTTCCTGCAACGTCTTGTTTATTTTGTTTGGAGCACCGTCATAAACATAAGTTTTTATTTTAACCATATCTTATAAGTAAAAGGGGTGAATCTCGTGCTTTCACCTACGAGAAAACACCCCAAACAGTTAAACAATAACCAATTAGGCGATAAAGAACACTACAAAGTTTTCGTTTGTATCGTTGAAATAGCCTGCATCGAATTTGTAATAATTGTTGAAAAACTCTGCCTTTGCGTTGTAATTGGTTGTTACTCGCTTATCTAAGTTAGTAACACCCAAAGCGTCACGGTCAAACATCACACCGAGCACACCACTAACAGAAATAGACGCTCCACTGGCTGATTTTACGTCTATCTTTGAAACGTTGGAGAAAGCGTAATCCTTGCCCGTTGCCTGCCAACTTGCCACGGTTTCAGCAGTTGGTAACAACACGTTCTCGTTGTGGTATGTGTCTGCATACAGATACGTCTTTGCAGCTGCTGCAAAATCAGACAACAAAACGGTGTGCAAAACGTCTTTAGGTGTGAATCGTTCCTTACCGCCAACGTTGAACAAAGTCGAAATTGTCTGCAAACGGTCTGAATATAGCCCCATAATGTATGCTGCAAAACGTATGAAATCTGGTGTAGTAATTGCAACATTTGCAGCCAAATGTGCCCCCGTCTTGTCATTGTACAACTTGAGCAAGTTTACGCATCTAACAGTACTTGCATTGCTATAGTCAACTTCTTCGTGACTAGTTTCCACCCAACCAAATGCAGCTTTATCAGCGTCTAAGGTTTCAGCAATCATATTGTTAATTGTGCGCATAATAAGGGCATCAGTCTTGATGGTCATAGACTTTTCCACCGCTGAATAAATCATTGAAAGAAAACCGTTCAACTGTTCAGCACTACTGAAAGACTCTTTTACTTGTCTTTCAGTGATGGATACTGGCACCTCAAACGTCACCTTTGAATTGAAAAACTTTGCAGAAACCTTTGGTTTGTGAAAAACGTCTTGTTTATACTCTTTGCCGTCCTGCAAGTTCCACGTGTCGTTTTCTTCTGCATTCGGCACGTCAGCAGAAATTTTTTCCAAAACGCTGCCAAATTCCCAGGCATCCATAAGAACACTTGGTACTTTGCCTGCATACGGACGGTTAACGAAAATAACCTTACCAATATGATTTACAAGCGATTTAACGTAATTGTCCACGGCATTCTGATTAAAAATCTCGTTGCCCAAATCTACGATACCCGTAAGGTCGTCTTTTACCAAATCGGTTTTACCCAAAACCTCACTTGAAACGCTATTAATAAGCGTATAAATCTGTTCTACTTTCATTTTATAAAATTTAAATTAATAAATATCTATTGTTAACTCTTTTGCAAGTTCGGTAATAACCTGCATTTTAAAATTTGTTCTTCTGAGATTTATTTCTTTTTGAATAATCTCACTAGTAAGATAGCTAGACGGAACACCGTTTTTAATACTTGTTTTCGTGCACGTTTCTTGTCTGTTGCCCGTTGTGTCACGTTGTTGTTTTGTGTCATTGCCAAAATCCCCGTTATTAAATGTTGTACTTGAATCAATAGTATTATTATTGCCAGTTTCGTCAACGTTTGTATTTGTTGTTTCCGTCAACGTTTCAGTAATCGGCCTTAATACTTCATATTCAGTGTTAAACACTTGAATCTGTTTTTGCCATTCGTCAAACTTTACTGTAATAATACTTTTTACAATATCATTTGCAGTTTCGTTTGTTACGGCATCAATCAGCATTCTGTTACCGTATTTGAAACGAAATTCTGTATCTATTATCTTCGGCTCATCATCACCAAAAATAGACTGATACAAGACGGGAAAAAGCGGTTTGAAGATTTTTTCAAACAAACCATTTTCACCCGTGAAAAGTTCATTTATCTTCATCTTCTTTATCTTCTTTTTCTTCTGTTTCTTCTGTTTTTTCTGTTTCTTGCGTTTCTTCTGTTTCGCCCGTTTCGTTTTCGTTTACGTGGTCAACGTCTTCTGTATCGGTGTGGTCGTGACCGTCTTCTGTTGCCTGCAATAAAGACAAGTAGTTTTCGTGCTCAATTTTCCAACTTGAACCGAGTGTTACGGTTATATCCGTTCCAAACATTTCGTTAACACGTTTTACACCCTCAACACGTTCTGTTAACATTGAGTCAACAAACGGCATCAAAGCATCAATATTCATTGAAACTTCCTGCGTGTTCAAACGTTCACGTTTCATATTATAGTTAGCGTTTAAGCCTAGGTCGTTAAACATAGAAGCTTTATAGTACTGCAAAAGTTCAACTAGCTGCATAATCTGCTGATTACTGTTAGAAGGGGGTGTTTGCATATTTACACCCTTAAAAAACGCATTTTCACCGATAACGGAAAAATCACCGTTTAGAATCTTTTGCAGAAACAATTCGGCACTTTGTTTTGTCTTGTCATCACTAGCAGAAATCAACATTGTAATGCGTGTTAAAATACTCGCCATATTAAGTGTTATTACTGCATCTGTATATAGCACGCCATATTTGCCGATAATAGGCAGAATTGAATCTGCAAACGGTGTGTTGTTGATAACAACAATATCTGAATCTATTTTGTATGTTTTGTCCAGCTTTAACCACGGGTTTGCGACCACATAATCTTTGCCGTGATAATATGCATCACATTCGCCACCACGTGTGCCCTGCAAAGCATACAAGTTTCCGTTCACTTCTGCTATGCCGACGTTACCAGTTGTTTGAAGAATCTTTTCAAGTTCAACTGACGGCATTGTTTCAGGTGTGCCGTTGTACTCAAACATTTTGGTTGTCATACAAAGAACACGTTGCATAAACGAATTTAAAGCCGTGTCTTTGTCTTTTACTTCTGTTTGGTACAAATTATAAAGATTTTCTTTCTTCATTACTTTATAAGCGTTTTAATTAACGTACAAAGTTCAGTTAACACTTTCGTGTTACTTTGCACCGTTCCATTTAACTTGTCGGTTTCGTTTTGATGTCTTTCGTTCTGTTTCTCCATATAGAAGAAAAGGGCTATGCACACAGCCACTGGAAAACCTACGTTACTAATTAATGATACAATTCCGTTTACGTTCATATAGTAAATTTTAACTTTATTATTTACGTTGCAAAGATACATACATTATTTGGTTTTACCAAATAAAACGGGGGAAAATTGTTTCACGTGAAACATTTTTAACCCCCGTTAACAGATATTAAGTGATAATATTGCTCCTAGCACTTGCCATTAGGTAGTTTCTAACAATTTCTCCTATCTCGTTATTTTGATAAAATACCTTATCTGTTGCAAAGTACTTAGTTATCTGCGACTCCAAATATGTAGCAGTACTTAGTAATTTACGCTTGTAATTCGGTTTGCCGTTCATTTGCAGCGAATAAATCAAGCTATTGTCAGTGTCCTTTATAGAGGTCGTCTTGTTGTGTATATAGATAAAGTTGTTCACACCGTTTTCTTTGTCTTCTATTTGAATAACGTTTCCCTGCAAAGTCATCTCATTAAACTGAATATAGAACACGAATAACACGTCTTCCGGTTTATATTTAACGGGCAAATGTGGGTAAACTGCCAACTCCCATTTACCGCCCGTTATCATTTGAAGGTTTTCGTTGTCAAAGCAAAAATACTTGTTACTTGCTTTCTGTTTCACAATAGTACTACAATATTCTACTGCGACGGTTGCACCGTGTTCACCGAATCGGTAAATGTCTATTGTTCCCTGCTCCATTACTCGTACCTGCTTTAAACCCATTTCGGTAAAATACGGGCAAAATTGGTTAACGGTGTTTCCTAACATAAATACTTTTACGTCATTTCTCTGTCGTATTATTGTGCTCAATAAATTCATATAAAGCATAAACTCATCTGGCAAATAGTACCGTCTAGTCAAAAACTCATCGAAGACAACCGTTGTTATGTTAGGGTAACTGCTTGATTTTTCGTGTTCTTGTTCTGATAAACAGAAACCAAAACAGAAAGGTGTGCTATCGGGTACGCATTTTTTGGTTTCTGCATCGTATGATGAAAGAAACCATTTTCCAGACACGTAAAATACATCATTAAACTTGCCGTTTGTTAATTCTTGTATCACGCCATTAGCAACGTGATTACTGAATAAACTTTCAGCACGTTTGCCACGCAAATCTTCACGCCATCTGCGAATATACGCCATTTGTTTTCCTGTGCGCAAATACTCTTTTATGCCATACAATAACGTTGCATAAGTCTTGCCGTTTGAGCGTTCACCGAATATCACGTTATAATCGGCATTCTTTGCCAAAATTCTAGAAAGACTGTAAAATTTTGGCATTTCTACTTTTTCTTTCTTCTGTTTCATATTTATTCTTTCTTTAGTCTTATTCCCATTAAATAATTAATATAAAGTACTGAAAGACTCAACGTGTAACCAGTTGGCTCCAAATGTACGCCAGTTACCGTGTCGTAACTTGAAACCGTACCCAAATAGTCTTTTACCGTTCCCGTTTGCTCGTAATCTATATACGTATGAATATTCTTGCCAGTTGCTATCGGTGGAATATCCAGGTAATTTGTAAATGCGTCAAAGATACCACTTTCACCGTATGTTTCTAGCAAATACGGTATTGCAGCTTTTTTGTTCACACCCGATACAGTTATAGAGTAATTATAATTTTTACCGTTTACTGTAAGTGCGTCTTCTTCTTCAACCATATATCTTTTAGCACCCAAAGTTTTAAAACGGGTGTACCGCCCATCATAGTCCCAAACACCCAAAGGTTTTGCAATTCCCTTTATTGTGACAGGTTCAACTTTTTCAAAGGGGATTTTATGATGTTTACATGCTGCACGCAATTTCTGTTGTGCCAAATCGTTGTATGCTTTGAAATATTCTTTGTGCGCATCACCGTTCATTATTTTAACGCTATCGGTGTCACTGTAAATGTAATCATCACCGCATTCAGAAATACCAGTAAACAAGTTTCTTCTTGCATAGGCGGTCACGTAGATACCCCAGGGGTAAAATAAAAAGCGGTTTTTGCTATCATTGTATTTCGTCAGCATCTCCAATTTCTTCTCACTTGTCAACTGTTCAATATACCAATTTTCACCGTCACACAAAATCTCATCACGCAAAGGGTTGGTAACACACATTCCGTAACAACTGTTTAACATCTCCTTACTATTTAAATACTCTACTTCTTTTCCGCGCACACCTTTTAGTTTCGTCTTCATTTCGTACAAATGGAGTATTGAATCCACAAATTCGGTTGGCAGATATTCTTTGCGGTAACAAATCATTTTGCCAATTCTGAAATTTTCCCAACTGTAAAACTGTGAGAAAACTTTGAAATCTATTTCAGTAATAGTCATGCATATACGTTTTGCACAAACTAATCTCCCGTTATTTTCTGATATGTTTTCTTTTACAAAGCACTTACTAACAGAAATGGGGTTTTCGTTTTCTGATTTTGCAAAAATGTTGTTTATTTCAATATCGAAAACACAACAGAATTTGCTAGTCATAAACTCAAATTGTTTCATTGATTTAATGGGTACGAACACACCCGTGCTCATAGGGAAACGTTCTGAAACCATCACATAAGGGTAACTGCTAGTAAAATCGTAACTATCTACGTTTTCTATCACCTCATCAGTATATTTTGCATTTGCGTGCGTGAAACCACCTGCGAAGGCACGTTGCAGCATTTCAAATTCTTCTATGCCCGTGATATTTAAGCTATGGATTTTATCTAAATACTTAAAATTCGGTACGGTTTTACCCGTTTCGTTGTCTGTTGTTTTGAAACAAATAGACCTGCAATATTTACGCACGAAACCTGTTTTCGTAAGGGGCAGTTTTGTTATGCCCTTATAACGTTCAATCAATTCTTGAATATAGCACATTACCACTTTTATATCATTCAGACAATAGCCAATTTCTTTTTGTGTTAACGGTGTTTTACTGTGGCGTAATAGGCTATAATCCAAATCTCCAACCATCTTTTCACATTTATATTTATGTAATTGTTCGCCTAACTTTGCCAAAGAATAACCGCTCAAAAGATAAGAACACCTAAATTCTAGACCAGTTTTTGTTATGCCGTAAATAGGTTTACGTAAATCTAGGGAGAAAACTTTTTCCCATAACAGTAACTCACGTAAAAACTGAAACTCGTATGCTAGGTTATGCACGTATATAATGATACGTCTTTTTGGATTTAGTTTAAGAATTATTTCTATTTCTGATAACATATCCAAAAATTCTTCCCACGTGCGACCAATAATACAGAATCCGTTTATTCCAAATTGCCAAACATACATTAAAGAACACTTTTCCATTTTGGTATCTTTTCCACCGAGTTTAATGTACCGGTCGTAACTGTATGTTTCACCGTCAGCATCTCTGTAAAAAGACGTTGTTTCAATATCAAATGAAACGGGCACATTTAATAACTTTTCGCCCTTATTATTGCCAACGAAATTCTTTTCGTTCACTGCCAAAGATAAAACTTTTGCAATATCTTTCGAAGTGTACGTTTCTGTATGTAATTCAAATGGAATCTTTTTCATTATAGACCGAAATTTTTAAAACTATCTAGAATCCTTTGCACCGTGTCTTCTACGACCTCGCCAACATTATCAATACTATTTTGTAAGTTGTCGGCAATTTTAACGGCATCACTCTCTATTTGGTCGGACACATCTCGACTTTCTTGTTCCAATTCACCTGTGAAATCTTTGTACTGCATTAAATATTGCTCCAAAAACTTTTGGTCGGAAACGCTAGCGATTTTGCCTATAAGCTTATTTTGCATTAAACTAAACTCATCGTCAGTTAGTTTATATGTTTTCTTTAAGTGTTTAGCATATTCGTTTGTACCCGTTGCCGTGGACGTTGGCTGCTGCAAAAATGCAATAGCTTTTGAATATTCGATTTTTAGGTCGTTCCAGCTATGTTTCATTGAAAACTTTGAATAACCTTTTATGTCACTCTTATTTAGTGCGACAACTGCTGGAGAAACGACACCGTTTTTCTCTATATTCTGAATGCGTCTATTTGCCTGCTGAAAAACCCGTGAAATCTGTTTTCTTAAACTAGGGCTAGACTCAACGGCATTTATAATTTCTTTTTTGATACTGGCTTTTTTCGTTGCATTAAATGTACGATTACTAAAGCCGATAGGATTTTTATTTGCCATAACATTAATAAAATAAGGGAGCGATTATTAAAACAACCGCCCCCCCACAGTTACACATATATCACCCAAAAACCACTCTTACATATCTACAAAAGTAATGCCATAGCACTTCTTTGCGTGTGACTCATATTCGTAAATCGTGTAACCAACTTTGTTGGCTTTGATAGCGTCAACCGCCTCACTATCTGCGAGAATCTCACGAACTGTATCACCTGTGAACTGTGGTAAGTTCACCAAACGCTTGTTTTCTGCGTCAATAATAACAGGTGAATCACCCAACTGCGATTTATGAACGTACAAACCGTTGATAGGGTGAACTACATCACCACCACCCTCATTCTTGCTGTTGAAAATGTCGGTCAACTTTACAAACGGAAAATCGGTTGTATCAATACCGAAACTTGTCTTATTGAACTTACTTGCAAAACTAAAACCTTTAGCCATAACTTAATCTTTTTAAAACGTTAAACTTCTGTTGTTACTTTACTGTTCAAGGTCATCGACACCTGTACAACCGCCAACTTCTGTGTTACCATTTGCAGCCGCAAAATCGTTCAACCACTTCTTAAAGCGGTTCAACTTAATAACCGCCTTATCATCTTTGGCAACTTCGTTTGAAGTCATCAAAGCGTTAACACTTGTAACACAGTTTAAAATAATTTCATCGAAATTTCTGTTCATAACTTACCTAATTTAAAATTGTTAAACTTATATTGTTTTCTAAATCACGGTGCAAAGATACGTCTTTTTCCAATAACCACCAAATTATTTTAGTTAAAAAGTATTAAAGAATTATTTTAACTGTTGTTAACATTTGTATCGTTCCACGTGAAACATTTTGCAACATACCATCTTTTGTTCCACGTGAAACATTTAGTTACTACCGTTTCACGTGAAACATTTGCAACCTCGTTTTTATGAAAGTTTAACAGTGTTAACAGTGTGTTAAATGTGTTAAATCGTGTTAAACGGTGTGTTAAATAATCGTAATTGTGGCACAGAACAAAAAGCGTGCCAAAGTGTGTTAGCAACTGTTAAAAATGCGTTGGGAAATGTTAAATTGACGTGCTTTGTGTACCTTT